ATGGAATAGCAAACGGTGATAGTGCCGCTACAATTAGCCGAAGGATCAGGGAATACCTGAACAATCCTGAATCATTATTCAGAAGGGTACGAAACGAAGCCGGAAAATTAGGATTGAGCCAGAACGCAAAACAGTTCCATCCGGGACAGGGTGTTTACCGGAGTTCGTACAAGAACGCTTTAAGGGTAACGCGGTCAGAAACGAATCAGGCATATTTGCTGAATGATCATTTGCGCTGGAAGAAGATGGACTTTGTGATTGGTGTTCATATCGAACTTTCAGAGCAGCATCCAACGCCTGATATTTGCGATGAAATGCAAGGTGATTATCCAAAAGGATATAATTTTTCAGGTTGGCACACACAATGCCTCTGCCATGCAACGCCGATTCTGATGCCACGTGATAAGTTCAAGAAGTACATGAACGGTGAGCCTGTTGAAGTGAATGAGGTGGTTGATGTACCGCAAGGTCATAAAGACTGGATTGAAGCTAACAAACAGAGGGTTGAAGGATGGAAGTCAAAACCCTATTTTATCAGGGATAACTTTAAAGATGGAGACATCAGCAAAGGATTATCATTTAAGGTGCCAAAAGGCACAGGTTCTGTTAAGTCGGCAAATGTTCTCGCGCCAAAAATTGAGACGGTTGGATTTGTACCTGCAAAAACAAAAAGCGAAGCTATCAGTCATATCGATAGATTATTTGTTGACAACCTTGGAATAAAACCAAAGTCGGTTGAGATTCACGACATCCTGACAATTGATCAGATCAATTCCAGATCAGAACAGTTGACCAAATTGTTTGCAGAATACGAACCGACAACGATCTATTCCAAAAACAATCCAATTCTAAAAGTTAAATATAAGTCTGAAAGTTTTTATCTTGGAAGAATCGCTTCGTCAAACGATGGAACAATTCTGCATGAAGTTAACTTTGGCAGCAGAAACGATCCTGCACGAATAAATACATTACCGGGATTTGCAACAAAAAGCAAGGTTGACTCGAATAATTTAGAAATATCAACAACGACGCATGAATTTGCGCATTTAATCACAATACAAAGTCAGCAAGTTCGTGGTTATATGGATGAAAGACTTTCTGGCTTCATGCCAAGTTTGAGAACTATAAAATCTCAATATGCAAGAGAATTAAATGGTTTGATGAAAAATCACAAAATGGATGAATTTAATAGTCTTTATCTGGGTAAATATGCCGGTACTACTATTGATGAATTTATGGCAGAATCGTTTACTGAATATAAACTTAATTCAAATCCATCAAAATACGCTAAATTAGTAGGCGAGTTGATTGATAAAACATTTAAACGAAAATAATATGGAATCAGTAGATTTGATCTGTTTTAATTGCAAACATTTTAGAATAATTGAAGGTGGATGCAATGCTTTTCCAGATGGAATCCCAGAACAAATAATGTCAGGGATGAATGATCATTCAAAGCCCTTGAAAGATCAAAAAAATGAAATCGTATTTGAGCCTATTGAAAACTCTGATTACAACCTACCAAAATAGATTATTCCCACTTCGCTTTCAATACTAACCTTTTGTGAAAAGAACTTCACCTTTAGAGCTAGTTTACTCCCAAATGTGCTTAAACACGTGACGTTAATAATTTGATTCTTACGATCGGTATGATCGATTGAAACTAAAGCCATAGATGTTTTATGCTCTATTGCATCTTTAGCCATTTTCTGTAAATCTTTCGTGGTGGACATGTCTGAAGAATTTAAAAAGGCTGGTCACTGTCCACCACATTGTACAACGGGTCACAGAACTCGCATCTGTATGCCAGCCCCAAGGTCATTGTTGTACAATATGTGGACATCGCAAAAATATACATTTTCTGACTTTAAATGAATAGTCAGTTAGTACAATTATGATTTCTTTCCAGTAACACCTCCCTCGTTTACCTTTCGTGCTGAAATCAAAATTTACATTTCACATGAAAGATCTTATTTTAATAGCACTATTAAACAAGTACAAAAGCTTGGGTTTTAGTCAAAAATCTTTTGAAGGGGTTGCTGAATATCTTAGCAAAACCGTCACTGAAGAATCTGCAATCGAAACCGCTATCAGTGGGGTCGAACCAATCTTAAAGTCTTTGCAAAGTGATGTTGACAGCCGTGCGGCTGCAATTGCAAAAGCTAAGGCCGAAAAGGAAAAGGGTGAAGGGGCTGACCCGAACAAAAAAACAGAACCAAAAACCGAAGGTAACGACGAACCTCCAGCATGGGCAAAAGCTTTGATTGAATCAAACACTCAGTTGAAATCAGAATTGAACACAATGAAGTCCGGCAAAACCTTCGAAACCCGCAAACAAACCCTTGAATCAAAACTTGAAAAAGCACCTGCAAAGTTCAAAGAAAAGATCCTGAAAGACTTTGCACGGATGAGTTTCGAAAAGGAAGATGAGTTCGATGCCTATCTGACTGAAACCGAAACCGATTTGACCGCTTTCAATCAAGATATGGCAGATCAGGGATTGGGTGCAAACCGTAAACCGTTCGTAGGTGGCACTACTAAAGAAGGTGTTTCAAATGGTGTACAAAATTACATCGATTCGAAGGACCCTAAAAAGGCCGGTGCTGAAAACCTCGGAGGAAAAGAAGTTTAATCTCTAATTTTTAAACAAAATGGCGTTACGTATTAAAAGACAAAACGATACCAGGCAGGTAGGTTGCATTATGCACCGTGTTGCCGATATCCCCGGAGGTGTCACAATTGATATTTCCACCCTTGGAGGTTCGATCCTCTTGGAAGGTACGCCGATTGCAGTAGGTACTTCAGGCAAATACAATGTTGCTAAAACGGCTAAAATGGTAACACAGGCCGCGAACAATGCAACAACTTACGAAGTTGCTAAAGGTCATCATTTCAAGGTAGGTCAATACATTGGAACTGGTTCCGTAGCCTATACGATTACCGCAATCGACAAAACAACCAACGCTGATAAAGATGTCATCACTCTTAATACTACACTTGGTGTGGTAGTTGCAGTTGGTGTCGTTCTTTATGAAGCAGCAGCAGAATCAGCAGCCGCAGCCGCAGCGCTCAATACTCCGGTGGCAATTGTTGGAAGCTCTTACGATGTAGCAGCAAGTGAAAACCTTGTTTGTGAAGCTTTCGTGATCGCAGTTGTTAAGGAAACCAATTCGGTTCCTGTTTTAGCAGCTCAGAAAACAGCCCTGAAATCAATCATTTACATTTAATCAAAGGAGGAAATAAATCATGATTAAAACATTGATTCAGGGACTGAACGAAAAAGATATGCAGGCAGTTGTTAATACACTTGACCTGAAACCATTCTACTATCCTACCCTTTTCCCATTGATGCCTCAGTCGCTTTTGACTTTCAAAACGCTGGAGGCTCAGGCAGGCCTAAAGGTTGCCGCTGATGTTGTCAGCTTCAATGCCAGTATCCCGAAGAAAACCCGCGATGCTATTGCCCGCGTGGAAGGTGATATTCCAAAAATCGGTATTTCGCGTGAAAAACTGGAAACTGACCTGAACGAATACCGGATCATGTTGGCCCTGGCAGGTGGTGATACCTCAAAGGTTGAACTGGTAAACTTCTGGGCAGAGGATGCTGAATTCTGTTGGAACGGTATTGCAAGCCGGGTTGAGTGGATCGCTTTAAAGGCACTGTCTTTAAGTAAGGTTTCATTCACAACCGGAAATAACGCTTCTGTTGTTTCACAGTATGATATTGATTATGCAATTCCGGCAACTCAGAAGATCGGCTTCCAAACAGGATCGGCTTCGTGGGCAGCAGGTGTTACTGCAAAACCAATCTCCAAAGACTTTAAGAATGCTGTTGCATTGGCAAAATCAAAGGGTTTCAGCGTGAAATTCGCATGGATGAACATGGAAAACTTTGCAAACTTCGTATCACAGACTGAAGTAATTCAGATGTGTGCAAGCTTCGCAAACAACGCTTTGAACATCTCACAGACTCCTGATTTAGCAACTGTAAACGCTGCATTGTCACGTCAACCTTGGTTGTACGGACTTCAGATCAAAGTTATTGATCAGGACATCACTGTTGAATCACCTGACGGAACCCGCACGACCGGAAATCCATTTGAAAACGATGTGGTTACTTTCACAGAATCGAACGTGTTAGGCAAAACCTATTACGCTCCTTTGGCTGATGAAATCATTGAAGGTTCAGTTGCGATTAAGGTGAAACGCGGTCATACTTTGATTAAAAAGTATGCTGAGGAAACTCCCGTTCGTGAAATTACCGAAGGTTTGGCAAATGTATTCCCTGCATGGAATGGCGCTGGTCGCTCAATTCTAATGCAGACCAACAATGCCACTACCTGGGCAAAATAGGCTCTGACTTTTGTTTTCTGAATATTCCCATGACTGAGAGCCGTCCAATTATTTGCGGCGGCTCTTTTTCTTAAAAACAG